CCAGGAAAGCTATTCGGAACTCCTGACTTATCACTTCTGGAAAAGCCTTGGGTAGGTGGCACTACTCAAGACTTACTCATGAAGATGATTACCGATGCTGACCTAGCTGGTAACGCCTATGTGACTAATTTCTTTGGTGAACTAATCCGACTTAGGCCGGATTGGGTAGCGGTCATTTTAGAGCCACGTATTCCCGATCCTAGGTTTCCTAAGCAAGTATTAGGTTACAAAAAGGTTGGATACATCTACAAGGAAGATGGCTTGTACTCTGATAAAGAGGCAGTCATTATCCCGGCTAATGAGATGTGTCACTTTGCGCCTTACCCAGATCCACTAGCGACGTTTCGTGGAATGTCATGGTTAACCCCTGTTATTAGGGAAACCATGAATGACGACTTAATGTCTAAGCACCAAAAGAAATTCTTTGAGAACGGCGCTACGCCTAACATGATTGTTCGGCTAGATGCTGCTGTCAGCTTTGAAGAGTTTAAGAAATTTAAGGCTGAGTTCAACCTAGAACACAAGGGGGCTGAGAACGCCTACAAGACGTTGTTTATGGGTGGCGGGGCAGACGCTACGGTTGTTGGTTCTGACTTTGGACAGATGGCTTTCACGTCTGTACAGGGTAGAGGAGAGACCCGTTTAGCGGCTGCTGCCGGTGTTCCTGCAACGATCGTAGGATTCTCAGAGGGTTTGCAGGGTAGCTCTTTAAACGCTGGAAACTTTGCTCAGGCACGTAGGCGACTTGCAGACTTAACGATGCATCCCCTATGGTCCAACGTTGTTGGATGTCTACAGGGAATCGTAGGCAACCCACCCGATAGCGTGCGCCTTTGGTATGACGCTAGGGATGTTCCTTTCCTTAGAGAGGACGCTAAGGATGTAGCCGAGATTATGCAGATTAAGGCAACCATCCTTACCACCCTGGTTAATGGTGGCGTTGAGTTTGAGACTGCTAAGCAATTCGTAATGTCTGAGGATATGGACATTCTTAAGCACACTGGATTAGTGAGTGTCCAGTTACAACCCCCCGGAACTGTGGCTACTCCTGCTGTAGCTAATAGCCCTGCACCTGTAGTAGATGGAGAGGAATAGTGACGGTAGCCCGTGAGGGATTAGAGAGATCTGTTCCTTTCCATTTTGAAAGGGCAGAGAGCGACGATAGCGGAGATGGCTTAACACTTTCTGGTCATGCTGCGGTATTCAACCAAGAAACAGAGATTGATTCTTGGGAAGGTCGATTTAAGGAAATCATCTCCCCAGGTGCCTTTAAGAAGACTATCCGTGAGAGAACTCCAGTAATGCAGTTCGATCACGGTAGGCATCCTCTTATCGGTTCTATTCCTATCGGTACTATCGAGTCTCTTAGTGAAGATGATAGCGGTCTTTTCGTAGAGGGTCGTATGGCCGATAACTGGCTAATGGAACCTGTACGGGATGCCATTAAAAATAAGTCTGTTAATGGTATGTCGTTTCGCTTTGAAATCGTCAAGGATGAATGGCGCGACGATAAGGGCAAGGTTTATAAGGACCCTGAGGAGATCATGCGTCTTCTCTGGAATCCCGGTGACGTCGGAATCTTAACCCGAACCCTTAAGGAACTTAAGGTAGCGGAATTAGGACCGGTAGTCTTCCCTGCTTATGCCGGTACAGATGTAAGCGTACGTTCTAGTGAAATCGCTGCTCTTGTCATGGGTAGTGAGGATTTAATCCATGAGGTTAGATCTGCTCTTGCTAGAGATACTCTGCCTAAGCCTAAGCCAGGACTTGAAGATATTGGGTCCGATTTAGTTCTTAGAAAGAACGTTGCCCGTGCGATTCTCTTTGGTAATGAGCCGCATAAGGAATTGCACTCATTATCAAGATCAACGCCGGCGACGATCATGGAAACAATTGTAGAAGAAATCGAGCCGTCTTTAAATGACACTCGAAATGAAGTAGTGGAAGAGCCGCTTCTCAATAAGCACTCTGAGGAAATTGTTAGTCCTGATTTAAGAGATGAATTGAAGTACGGCTTAAAGAATTTCGTCCGTACTCTTAATTCCGTTGAGGAGAAGAAATATGGCTCTTCCTGAGCGCAAGGTGACCGAATTCGATCACCCGCAAAGTGTTTCCCGCATGAAGGACATTGCGGAGGAGGTAGAGCGCATTGGTAAGAAGGATGCGCTTACCAAAGAGGATGAATTACGGTGGGCTGATCTCAATGATGAGTTTGAGCAGTTAGACAAGCACCGTAAGCACTTAGAGCGTGCGGCCGATTTAGCTAAGGTTCGTGACACCCTCAACAACCCAATGGGTAAGGTTGAGATTGCTGCCTTTGGTGGTGGTGCGCGTACTTCTGATGACATGGATATTGACCCGCTTAAGAGCCTTAATTCTATTGAGGATCGCTTACGTGGTGGCATGAACCCATGGGACCTTAGCGACTTACGTACTTACTCCCGTACCAAGAGTGAGTTAAGCCGTGATTATCGTAGCCGTGCGCTTTCGGCTATTGAGAAGATGCCTGCCACTACCGATCGCATTCGCGCGGCTGCTACTGGAATTCTTGAGTCTTACGATGACTCAGATTCCCGTATCGCTAAGCTTTGCCTTGCTACCTCTAGCCCTGAGTACTTACGTGCCTGGTCTAAGGTTGCTGCCGGTAAGGGCCACATGATTAGCCAGGGAGAACAAGCCGCTTTAGAGCGTGCGATGTCTCTTACTGACTCTGCTGGTGGTTACTTAGTTCCATTCCAGCTTGACCCTACGGTCATCATCACCGCTAACGGTAGCCGTAACCAGATTCGTCAGATTTCCCGCACTGTGGTTGCGACTGGCGATGTGTGGAACGGTGTTAGTGCGGGTGCTGTGGCTTGGTCCTGGGATGCTGAGGCCGCAGAGGTTAGCGACGATTCGCCTACCTTTGGTCAGCCCTCTATTCCGGTCTACAAGGCTGCTGGTTTCGTACCAATCAGCATTGAGGCTTTAGAGGATGCTGCCAACGTCACTAGTGAAGTCGCTAAGCTTCTTGCCTTTGGTAAGGATGTCTTAGAGTCTGCGGCTTTCACTACCGGTTCCGGTGTAGGTCAGCCTACGGGAGTTGTTACCGCTTTAGCCGGTACAGCTTCTGAGGTAGCCCCTGCTACTCCTGAGACGTTTGCTAGCGCTGACGTTTACGCTATGGATAGCGCTCTTCCTGCCCGTTACCGTAGTGGTGCCTCTTGGCTTGCGAATCGTGGTATCTATAACCGTGTTCGTAACTTTGATGCTAATGGTGGTGCTCAGCTTTGGGAGCGTATCGGCGCTGACGTTCCGCCACAGCTCTTAGGCCGTCCGGCTTATGAGGCTGAGGACATGGACGGCACGCTTAATGCTGCCGCTACTGAGACTAACTACCCGCTTATCTATGGTGACTTTGAAAACTACGTAATTGCTGACCGTATCGGTATGACCGTGGAATTCATTCCGCATCTCTTCCACACTGCCAACAACCGCCCAATGGGTCAGCGTGGTTGGTACGCCTACTACCGTGTTGGTGCCGACGTTGTGAATGAGGCCGGTTTCCGTATGCTGGCTATTCCTACTACGGCCTAAGAGTTTAGTTAGGGTGGGGTTAATGGTTCCATCCCCGGTTAACCCCACCCTTTACTAATTGGAGAGAATTAAATGCGTGATTCCCTTTATGACGATACCGTAGCCCGCCCGGCTTTAGCTATTGCTAGCCGTACGGCTGCTGCCACTGTTAACGGCATTACCGTTGATAAGAACTATCAGCGTAACCAGTTCCGTAGTGTTATGTTCATTGTGCATACGGGAACTATCACTGACGGTACGACTACGTTTGCTATGCAGGATTCCCCAGATAACACTAACTGGACTGCTGTAGATGCTCAGTACCGACAGGGAACGTTACCTGTAGTGGTAGCTGCTAATGATGACATTACTTACGAGATCGGTTATACCGGATCACAGCGTTATGTCCGGCTGACTGCGACTCTTGCGGGTGCTACTACTGGCCAGGTTCTAGGTGCTACGTGCATCATGTCTGACCCGCGCAAGACTCCTGTTACCCACTAGGGGAACGTATGACTATCAAGCGCGCTACCGAATCCTTTACTTACTGGGATAAGCAAGGCGTTCCGCATGACTATCAGGCTGGAATGCTTGTCGAGTTCGACAATGCTTCTGATGATCTCAGAAAGCGTGAGCACCTTTTCACTGATGTTAGTGCTTACGTAGAGAACCGTGAGAGCGATTCTAAGGCGCGCAATGCGCCTAGGGTAGAGACTGCTACGGCTGAACCTGGGGAACGGCGTAACGTTACTCCAGCCCCCGCTAGGCAGTTTCGTGCCCCCGGTAAGAAAGAGGAGTAAGAGTGACTGACCAGGATAAGAATTTAGAGGCTACTGAGGAAACGGTAGATCCTCGTTTAGATAACCGTACTGGCCGTAGGCGTCCGCCTCTGGAGACCTTTCCAGCTAAGCCACAGCAAATCGACGGACCATCTCTTACCGATACTGTTCCTACTCCTAAGCAGCTTGCTAAGGCTGAGGAGAATGACGGTGTAGTTCGTAAGGGTATGAGTTCCCCAGGTCCTCACGGATTAGGGGAAACTGAGGTAGTGCCTTTTGATGAGGCAGTATCTAACCCTGAGAAGGCTGTAACGGCTGAGGACAAGGGTAAGTCTGCCTCTGAGGTAGCGCGTACTAATGTTTCTAAGCCTGTTGAAAAGAAGGAAGCTAAGTAGCTATGGACTATGCGCACGGTAGGGATTTGTTAGGGGTAAGCGCACAGGTTCCTATTGCGGATTCCTGCCGTGCGCATACCGTCTGGAAAGTGGAACGCTGGGGAGAGTACGACACCCAGTTTCTCACTAGAGAATTAG